ATTGGCGGATGCGGTCTTGGCTGCACTCACAGACACCAAGGAGACGACGGAATGAGCGAGGGTCCGATCAAGGCATGGCGGGACGCATGGAAGCCGCCGAGGGTGACGACGAAACCTGCGACGAGTGTGCATTGGGCGCGCGACTACGTGACTACGTACTGCGGCAGGCGTGGGTGTTTCGAGTGCCATACGGACGTCCGAAAGGTCACCTGCTCGGATTGCTTGGCGGCGCTTGCCGCTGACGGGCTGCTACCTGAGACGAAAGAAGGCAACTGATGGACGACACAATAACGGCTCGCGTGGCATACCTCCGCTATCTCAAAGACGAATTCAATCGCGTCTGGCCTCACGGTGCGATCCGCTCGTCAGAGCCGGAGGAGCGCGAAGCGTTTCGCGTGGCGAAATGGAAGATCGACCACTTGACCAAGCAAATTGAGGATGAACTGCGATGACCGCACCAGAACCCGACCCGAGTAAGCGTGGCCTGGCGTGGATCGAATGGATCAGGGCAAACGCCGTGCTCTGCAACACGGATCACCTCTCGTTCAAAGGAGGCTACGACGCCGGTGTTGCTGCGGGTAGCACCCAAGCACTCGAAGAAGCCGCCGACGAGATGGAGGAACGCTTTCGGGCGCGTCTGACACTCGGAATGCCAACCGATGAATGGCTTCGCGCTCGTGCTGCGGCTATCCAGACAGGAGCGAATGATGAATGACAGGGCCAAGATCGTGGATCTCGAATATCCGCGGAACCCGGGCAACCCATCTGAGGTCATCGTTGGCCTGATGGATGTTCGCGCCGCCGATTCGCTGTACATCAGCTACGACTTCGACCGTGACGGGTGGCGGATCGGAATGGACGAGACCAAGGAAGCCGACTGGGGCATGGAGGTAGTTCGGGAGAACGTCGAGGTCGCATTCGTTCCGGCATGGAATTTGGCTATCCAGACAGGAGAAAAGAGGCGATGAGTGGAATGAGCGGGCAGTGGATATTCGATGAAACGCATTGGGACGGGAGCGGCGAGCCCGCCGTCGACCCCCACTGGTTCATGGCCTCGAACAGCATCGACACCGGAACGTTCCGTGAAGCCCTTGTCGAGTACCGCAATCTGGATACCGGCTATTACGGGTCACCTTGGGAGCAGGACGAGCTGGGCGTCCTGTCCACAGATTTCGTCAACTGGTACCGGTGGGAACGACTATGAGCAGAAGATTCCCGAAGGGCACCCGCAATCCCGACAAGTGCCGGCATCGATGGCAGCCGGTCGCATTCGAGACCACCAGTACCGGCCATGACCCGACGACAGGTCGGACCTGGGATATCGGGCAACCGGATCTGGAGCATGCTCGCGTCTGGCTCGTCTGTGTCCGGTGCGCATCGCACACGTACATGGAGACTGCGTGGGCTGGTGTGCAGCTCGAAGGCTCACTGTTCCGCAAACCGGGCCGGTGGGAGTACCACGAGCTCAGAGATGCGATCGCGAAACGCCAAGCCGACGAGGCGGAAACAGAGACAACCCCATGACCCGCATTCCCCGCCGCGTCCGCGCCCGCCAACGCATCCTCACCATGTACGCCCGCTACCCGCGGCGCATCCTCACCATCGACACCACAAGCTCGAACACCATCGCCGCAGCCGGCCTCCTCCCAGAAGACCAAATCACCTACACCCACGCCGAAGGCGCCATCATCCACCCCGAACATGGCCCAAACCGACCCCTCACCACACTCACAAACACCCCCGCGCTCGCGGCATCTCGTGCTGGCCGGCGCCAAAGGAGACGCAGGTGAGCGCGATCAGGAGCGTCCATGTGGCGTCGAAGGCGAGGCGCTGCGACGAGTGCGGCCGCGGCATCCTGCCCGGGATGCGCTACCTGGCGAGCTGGGAACCGCCGACGGCCGGCCGCGCGTCGTGGGATGCCACCTACCTGTGTGACGACTCGAGCTGTGGCGCCGAGCTCATCGCTGCAGCCCTGTGGCTGAAGCACCTTCGGGAGAAGGCTGCATGACGCACGACCTCGAATCCGGGCGCGGGTGGACGAGGCTGACGACTGGAGCGCAGCTCGTCCGGCACGACCGGCGAACGATCTACCGGTGGATTGCGGCCGGATGGGTGCGCAGGCAGAAGTTCCGCGGACATGCGTTCGTGAACCTGGCGGACCTGATGGAAACAGAGCGCGCGATCGCCTCTGGCGACACGCCCGGAATGCACTGTCCCCCGGATGGGGGTCAAGAATGAGACCGAATTGAGACACCAATTTTAGTCAAGTTGCCACTGCCGCGTTCTGGTCATGTCACACTTGATGCCAGCAGGACAACTATCTCCACCGAAGCCCCAGGCCAACGCCGGGGCTTCTTTGTTTGAGGCTCCTGCACCGGCCGACATGACTTCTCGTCGTCCGCCCCATCCTTGCCAGTCCCGTCGAACAAAGCAGACCGCGCGGCGCGAGAGTCTGGCATCCCGTAGGAGACCTCGATGAAGAGTCGCTCATGATCTCGGTCCTGATTCCTTTTCGCGGCGACGGCGCGCAGCGCGACCGGCTCTGGGCACACTGCCGCAACCTGTGGGCACAGCTGCCCGTCGAACTCGTCGTTGGCGAAGATTCTGGAGACGCCCCGTTCAACGTCTCACGCGCATTCAACGACGCAGCAAGCAGAGCCAGCGGCGACATCTTCATGCTCTACGGAGCCGATCAGCTCCCCGACCTCGACCGAATCCTGTGGGCTTCCGAACAACTCGAGACCCACGCCTGGTGCGCGCTCTACGCCGGCACTGGTGCGTACAGCCAAGCATCGACCGAGGCGCTGTTGAACGGGTATGGCTGGGACCGGGCCGTGTTCGACCAGTGGGCGCCATTCTGCACTGGCATCCTCGCCGTGACCCGCGAGACCTGGGCAGATGTCAACGGCATGGACGAACGATTCTTCGGATGGGGCTGTGAAGACGTCGCATTGCGAGTCGCCCTCACGACGCTGCACGGCGATACGCCCGAACCTTCCGGAAATCTCCGGTGTCTTTGGCATCCAGCCGCGTCCCGTGAACGGTTCGATGCCAACGCGGCCATGATCGGCGCGTATGACGTCGCGGCCAGTGATCCGGAACTCATGCGCGAGCTCATCGCAGGCAACCGATGAAGATCCTGTCCTACTCCCCCTTCGACGACGTCGGAGCGTTCGGCTACCGCCAGGCGACCGCGTTCGACCGTGTCGGCCCTTCTGACTGGAGATACCGTGCCGTGCGCGGCGCACCGTCATACCTGCAGTTCCCCGAACACACACCGTGGGACTGGGACTCGATACTGGAGTACTGGCGCGAAGCCGATGTCGTGCACGTCCACGACGGCTTCTACAACCTGCCCCAACCTCACAAGCCGATGGTCGTCACCTTCCACGGAACAGGGTTCCGCAAGACACCAGACAACCACCTGCAACTCGCCGCCAGAGTCGGCGCACTGCCCGTCGTATCCACCCTCGACCTGTGGTTGCTCGCGCCCGATGATGTGATCTGGGCGCCACAGATCGACGACCTCGATCGGCTCGCCACCTACCGGCAACAGAACTTCGGGAAGCTCCGCATCGGACACGCGCCCACCAACCGGTCATTGAAGTCCACGGATGTGTTCCTCCGAGCGTGTGAACGACTCTCACACGACATCGAGCTCGAGGTAGTCCTCATCGAGGGAAAGCCCTGGGCCGAGTGCCTGCCCATCAAGGGCACCTGTGACATCTTCTTCGACCAGACCGCATTCGGGTACGGCGGCAACGCGATCGAATGCTGGGCCATGGGCATTCCCGTCGTCTGCGGCGCGCCCGATGCAACCCTGGACGAATACACCAGGCGCTTCGGAGCGCTGCCTTTCGTCGACGTTGACGAAGCCAGCATCTACTACGGCCTCGCCGAGCTCGTCGAACCGTCGACCCGTGCACGTTGGGGAGCAGCCGGACGCGCGCATGTCGAGCAGCACCACTCACAGGAAGTCGGCGTGGCGCGCCTCACGCACATCTACGAACGGGCCCTCCAGGAAGCACAGGCACTGGTGTGAGCGCTGAAACACTGCGTGGCATCGAGGACGCACTCAGGGCGCACTTCGAGTCAGGTCTCGACGGAGACTCCAGTGAGTCCCGGCGTGGAGCCGTGATCATCGATTGGCTGGCCGTCTACACGATCTCGAACGTCGTGGATATCGACGGCCGATTGGTGGTCGGTTTCACCAATGATCTGGTCTCACCAGACACCAATCCCAACTCGCAGGCACACATGGCGCTCTGGGCACATCGTTACCTCTCCAGCGTCCTCGATCACTCGATCGAGGACGATTGAAATCCCGGTCGGCGCGATGATGGTTGCGCGCTTCCGGGTGGCCACGCGAGCCACGGGACGTCGTCGCGAGGTCTACGTGCACGTCTATGACGATCAAGAAGAACTGGCCCGGGCACACGCCAAGACGCGCGGGCGCGAATACAACCCAGACGATGACGTCGCGGGCGGTGTCTCCACCATGACGATGGGTTACCACTGGCCACACCCAGACGGCGAGATCTGGCAGGTCATGCGGCTCTGGACAGGGCAACTCACCACCCGCACGATCGCGCACGAGGCGACACATGCTGCCGCGTGCATGGTGATGTACGACGCCATGAACGGATGGGACGCGCGATTGCGCACCTTCCTCAACGGCGACAACGAGGCAATGGCATATGCCGTGGGGGACATCACCGCGGAGGTCGTGCTCAACCTGTACCGGCTCAAGTTCCTCGGCGTTGAAGTTCGTCAGACCACAGTAGGCAACCCCGGGTGGGTTGAATATCACCCCGGGTAGGCAGTCCTAAGTCGACACCAGGGGGTGCATAATTCCCCGCGCACCACGCAAGTGCCCACGGATAGGCTGCGACGTCCGGATCACCACTGGTCGGTACTGCGAAGAACACACTGAGTATCACTGGGCGAAGGTCAGCCCGCGTACCAGCACCAGGGAACACCAGCGGTGGGCAATGGCCGTGCTCGAGCGAGACCACTACGAGTGCCGCATCCGTGGCCCGCATTGCGTGCACAGGGCGACCATCGCTGATCACATCGTGCCCGATAGTGACGGTGGACCAACGACTCTGGGCAACGGGCAGGCAGCATGCGCTCCCTGTCATAAGGAAAAGACTCAGGCGGAGGCCACGAGGGCGCTCCGACGAGCGTTCGGAACGCGTGAAGCGACTCCAGAATCGGCTTTCGAATCGAAACCGCCCTTTTGATGCCGTCGAAGCGCGCAGGGGCTCGAAACCCCCCTCCGGCCCCCTCGGGTTTAGCCCGGGGAGATGCTGCGCATTTTGTTCCGTACGGGTTCCGGATTTTTGACCATACGCGATCCGGGAAAGCTACAGGTCAGCGCTGGGACGCCTTTCCGGTCACCGGATGCCCAGCGCATCCCTGTTCGCGGCAGATCCGCGCGTGCAGCAAAAACCGGTACAGCTACAGCGGCAGCAACTCGCCCGGCTGGAACACATTCCCAGTAACCGTCAGGTACCTGCCGGTGCTGTAGGTCTCGACAGAGATCCCGTCGACCGTGCGCTTCGTTCCCGGCTGTGCGGCGAGCCGCCCCCAGATGTGAAGGCCATCGCCGCCCGGCGACACCTCGATGTAATGGCCAGAAAACCCGGCCAGAAAAGCGGCAGTTGCCGCCGTCGGTACCCCGTCGACCAAGCAATGGTCCAGATCACGGCAGCCGATCCCGTCACCAAGGACGTAACCGAGCCCCGCACCTGCGCTCGAGCGCTGCGCCGCGGCGAACGAAGACCAGGTGCCCGGGTCGGTTGACGATGCGGCCCGTCCGGCGACCGTCAGCGGAACTTTCGTGATGACGCCCTTCCGTCGCCGCGGTGCCCAACGGATCCACCGATCCCGAGCCATCATCTCGGCCGGGAACGGCGCACGGAGCCGGGCGCGGCGCCAGTAGTTGCGGTGCTTGTCCGAGCAGAAACGCGCCTGGGCATTCTTCGACACGATCGACCGCCCGCAGTACTCACACTCGCGCATGAACCAATTGTACCGGTTTTTACCGCCTGAATACAGGCGATCAGCCCGACATGGGCACCCCGAATTCCCGACATGGGAGGAACACGAAATGCCAGGACCAGCTCCCAAGGATCCGTCGACCCGCGCCCGGCGAAACCAGCCCACGATCCAGCAGACCACCCTCGTGTTCGTCAAGGGCGAGCAGCCCAAACTGCCTGCCCGCTTCGTCGTGAACGTCACCGCGACCGGGCAGAAGCGCCGCCGGCGTAAAGCATGGCCGGCACGCACCGTCGCATGGTGGGGAATGTGGGCCGAAGCGCCCATTGCGGAGAAGTTCACCGCCGGCGACTGGGAGTTCCTCCTCTCCACCGCGATCGTGCACGCCGAGTTCTGGGAAGGCGACACGAAGCTTGGCGCCGAGCTGCGTCAACGCGAGTCCCAGTTCGGCATCACCCCGGCATCCCGTGCGCAGTTGCGGATCTCCTGGACCGACGCGGACAAGGCCGATGGCACCCCGGGGACACCGCGCGCGAACAAGCAGCCGTCGACGGCGAAGGACCCGCGCCAGCATCTGCACGCGGTGTAACCGCCGATGGCGGTCTTGAGCGTTCCCCGGTATGACCCGGCAGAGCCATGGCCGACCCTGGGGCCGGCCATCGCGGACCTGATCGAGGAACGCGCCATCTTCGGACCCGGCTCTTTTGGCGGCCAACCCGCAGTACTCGACGACGAGAAACGCGGCATCCTCTACCAGTTGTACGAGGTACACCCGCAAGGGGACCGTCTCGCCGGTCGCCGCCGGTTCAAGCGTGGCGTCCTGGAACTGCGCAAAGGGCTCGCGAAGACCGAGTTCGGGGCGTGGATCACTTACGCCGAGCTGCACCCCGATGCCCCAGTGCGTTTCGACCATTGGGACAGCGACGGGAACCCGATCGGGAAACCGGTCCGATTCCCCTACATCCCGATGATGGCCGTCACCGAAGGTCAAGTCTCCGAACTCGCCTACGGGGTCCTGAAGTACATCGTCGAGGAAGGCCCCGACGCGGACCTGTTCGACAGCGGCGAGGACCGCATCATCCGCCTCGGCGACCATGGGCAGGTAGACGGCCGCGCCGTCCCGGTGGCCAACGCGCCGGGCGCGCGCGATGGCGCGCTGACGTCTTTCGAATATTTCGATGAGCCCCACCGCCTGTACCTGCCGACGCACAAATCGGCTCACAACACGATGACGGCGAACTTGGAGAAACGGCCGCTCGAAGATCCGTGGGGCCTGTACACCTCCACGGCGGGGAAACCCGGTCAGGGATCGATCCAGGAGGACCTCCACAAAGAGGCCGAGCTGATCGACGAAGGCAAGATCAAAGACCCGGCCATGATGTTCTTCTGCCGGTGGGCCGGCGACGAGCACGACGACATCTCCACCATCGAACTTCGTGTCGCCGCGATCGCCGACGCGACCGGCCCGTCAGGCGAGTACGGGCCCGGCCAGTTCGAGGGCATTGCGAAACAGTGGGACGCGGTCGGCGCAGACCTGTCCTACCTCGAGCGGGTGTGGATGAACCGGTGGCGGATGTCCGCCTCCCAAGCGTTCGACATCGTCCAATGGAACCGCCCTGCCGCAGGGTATGAACCGGAAGGGTACGAGCGGGTCGAGGGGCAGAAGGCCGGCCTTTCTCGCCCCGGCGAAGTCATTCCCCCGGGTGCGTTTGTCGCCGGCGGCTTCGACGGCGCCAGATTCCGGGACGCCACGGCTCTGGTCATCACCGACATCCGCACGGGCCTGCAAGAACTCTGGGGGCTGTGGGAACGGCCGGAAGACCTCGAAGAGTGGGAAGTCCCGGAGGATGAGGTCACCGAGCTCGTCCAGGAGCTGATGACCAGGTTCGACGTGTGGAAGATCTACTGCGATCCCCCGCACTGGACGGAAACGGTCGGCGCATGGTCAGTGAAATGGCCCGATCAGATCGAAGAGTTCTGGACAGCGCAGTCGAAGCGGATGGCCTACACGATTCGGGAATACCTCGAAGCGTGGGATTCGGGCACCCTCGGCCATAACCCGCTGCACCCGAACGACGCCGACCTCACCCGTCACCTGGGCAACGCGGACCGGAAAGAGCTCCGCATCCGCGACGACGAAGACAAACCGCTCTGGGTGATGCAGAAGAACCGGATGGACTTCAAGTTCGACGCCGCTATGGCGGCGACCCTTTCCGGCAAAGCCTGCCTGGACGCGCGCAGGCTCGGCGCGACACCGCGCCGCCCACGAAAAGCGGTGATCCGCCGACTCAACCCGACCCGCTAGGAGGTGCACCGTGGCCATCAATATCAGCGTGCCGCAGTCCCCCGGCTGGTGGTTGCAGAAAGCCTTCGCCAAACGGGATGCCCGACTGCCGCGGCTGGACATGCTGGCAGCCTGGCAGGCCGGCGACCCACCCGCCCCGAAAGCGGTCCAGGTCGCTCGCGAAGCATTCCGGGAATTCGAGGAAGAAGCGGTCACGAACTTCGCCGAGCTCATCACCGGGTCCGTGCGGGAACGGATGAGCGTCCGCGAGATCCGCACCGCCCTGTCCGGCGATGCCCTCGACGACACGGCCTGGGAGATCTGGGTCAATAACAATCTCGATGTCGAAATGGCGGCCATCGTCGAAACGATGCTCGCTCTGGGCGACTCCTACGGAATGGTCGGCAAAGACTCCGACACCGACGCCGTCACGGTCACCTACGAGGACCCCCGCGATGTCGTCACCTTCCACAACCCGGCGAACCAGTCGCAGATCCGCGCCGGAGTGAAATTCCTCCGCGACCCCGACGAAGGCAAGGACTACGCGATCATCATGCTCGCCGGGTCGGCGAAGCAGAAAATCAACTCGCGCCGGTGGGTCGCCGTCCGGGAACTTGAGGTCGAGACCGGTGGCGAGTTCAGCGGCGACGTGTGGAACTGGGACCCCGAACAGGGCGGGGCCGACGGTGAGGAACTCAACCACTCCCTCGTTCCCTTGGTCCGGTTCCGCAACCGGAACGGCATCGGCGAGTTCGAGCCGCACCTGAAGATCCTGCGCCGCATCAACAGGTCCGTGTTCCAACTGACCGTCATCGTCATGTACCAGGCGTTCAAACAACGCGCGGTCATCGTCGACGGCGATGAGGAAGAAATCACCGTCCAGGACTCGTTCAAACGCGAGATCGGACTCGAAGGCCTCGACGACGCGCTCACCTCCGATCCGGGATCCTGGTTCCTCCTTCCCCGCGGGGCGAAGGTGTGGGAATCCACCCAGGCCGACGTGCAGGGCATCCTTTCCGCCATCAAAGACGACGTCATGCGGCTCGCCGCGGTCACCCGCCGGCCGATGGCGATCTTCGCCCCCGACAACCAGTCGACCTCGGGCGCGAACTTCACCCGTGAAGGCCTCACCTTCGCGGTCGAGGACAAGATCACCCGTGCAACTCAGGGCATCAAGGATCTCTTCCACCTGATCTTCCTGACCGCCGGGGACCTCGAGCGGGCCAAGAAGTCCGGGATCATGGTCGGCTGGAACCCCACCGAACGGTACTCGCTCACCGACATGGCCCAGGCCACATCACAGGTGTCCACGACGATGCCGAAACGGACCATCTGGCGTGAAATCTGGCAGAAAACCCCGGCCGAGATCGCGCAGATCGAGGCCGAGCAGGCGGATGAGCTCCTGCTCGCCCAGGATCTCGCAAACCCGGCCGATGGGACCATCACCCCTGAGGAAGTCAAAGCCCGGGCGGACGCGATGGGTGTCCTCATCAGGTCGGGTGCGACTCCGGAAACCTCCGCGGCGTTGTCTGGGCTCCCTGGGCTCAAGTTCTCCGGCGCCATCCCGGTCACGTTGCGGGTCCCAGAGTCGGATGCCGCACACCTCGAGGACAAGTAGCCGGTGCCCACCCGGCTGGAAGCGGCATACAACGCCCAGGTCCTCGACGTCAGGAAGAAGGTCGCCGGTTACGCGGCACGCCAATGGGCTGGCCTTGGGGCTTGGCGCGACGCGGACGCTGAGAAATTCATCGCCGCGCTCACACCTCGGGTGGAATCCGGGCAGGCCCGCATCGCCCAGCTGACCGACGCGTACATCGCCCGTGCCGGGGCGACCATCCTCGGCACCCCGATCAGACGCGGCACCGTCGCCCCGGCGACAACGCTCGCGCTGCGAGGCGTCCCAGCCGATCAGGTCTACCAACGGCCCTTCACCACCATGCGGATGAAACTGGGGAAAGGCCAATCGCTGGATGCCGCCGTCACGGCCGGCGCTGCGAGGCTCGGGTCCCTGGTGCTCAGTGGCATGCAGTTGGCGGCCACCCATTCCGCGCAGAAGGCCATGACCCGTGGCGGGGTGGAAACGTACGAACGGTACCTGGTCGGCGAGGTCAACTGCGGTCTGTGCATCATCGCCTCCACCCAACGGTATTGGCGCGGCAACCTCCTGGCCATCCACCCCGGATGCGACTGCGGCGTCCGACCATCCGACGGCGATCCCGGCCAGCAGGTCCTCCATCCGGCCACGCTCGAGGAGATGCACGACGCCGTGTCCGCCCAGTTCGGGCAGTCGGACCGTGGTGCCCGGTACATCGACGGCCTCAACAGCCGCTCCGACTATCTCGACCTCGTCGTCACGAAACAGCACGGTGAACTCGGCCCGCTCCTGACCTGGCGGGACCAGCATTTCACGAGTCTGGCCGACATCGTCGCCTGAAAACTTCCGTCCGCTTCGGACGGACTGCCCGTCATGGGCAAAACCTTCCTGACATAGGAGAAAGACATGCTCACGCACAACGGACTATTCACACTGAACCCGAGGCTCGTATTCCGAAACCCAGACCCTGGTCTGGGCGGCGGAGACCCGATGCCACCCGCACCACCTGCACCATCGGATCCTCCCGCACCGCCGGCCCCGCCGGCACCACCCGAGGATCTCGGCTTCCCGCGGAACACTCCTGTCAAGGACATGACGCTGGAACAGCAGAACGCGTACATCCTGCACCAGTCCCGCAAACACGAGGACAGGGTGAAGGAATTCGGGGAATGGACACCGGAGAAGATCGCCCAGCTCGAAAAGGAGCGGGACGATCTCCGCAAAGCGAACCAGTCCGCTGAAGAACGAGCGATCGAAGACGCGAAGGAAGCCGGCCGCAACGAGTTGCGGCCGATCATCCTCGCCGACCGGATCGATGCTGCGCTCAACGCCGCCTTGGTGGGGCGCACCGCCGATCCGATGGCGCTCGTGAGATTCGATCGCACGGAGTTCGCGAAAGGTCTCGACGCCGACGCAGAGAAGATCGCCGCATGGGTGGAAACCCACTCGGTGCCATCCGATGCGCCCGCGCCGCCGTCCTTCCCGAATCTCTTTCAGGGCCGGCATGAGTCCGTCACGAAAACCGCCAAAGAAATCGGCGAAGCCGAAGCCGCCAAGCGCTTCGGCAAACCGAAAACCCCCTAGAGAGGAAATCCCATGGACATCAGTGTCCGCAAGACGGACTTCCAGGTGGAGAACCGTTCGTGGCTCCTCGGCCCCGACGGCACCCGCCCGGGAGACAACCCCACGGTCGCGCTCGACGTCAGCAAGTTCGACGAGGAGACGCACTACCCGAACGGGTTCATCCCGTCCGGCATCGTGCTCGGCAAGGTCACTGCCGGTGGCAAGTACGGCCCGTACGACCCGGACGCGTCCGACGGCCGCCAGGTCGCCGCGGAGCACCTGTTCTCCTCGGTCGCTGTGGCCGCAGGGGCAACGATCGTCGCCGGTGCCGGCCTCCACAAAGGCGAAGTCGACCCGACCCGCCTTCCGATCGCATCCGGTCACCCGGGCGCCCTCGACGACGCCGCGCGCCTCCACCTGTTCCGCATCACCTACTCCGACAAGGCGACGGTCATCCCCGCCTCGGACGAGAGCTAAGGACGACGAGCCATGGTTATTCTCTTCGACGCGCCGGTCACCCCCGACGCGCTCACCGTTTTCACCCGGAACGTTCCCGTCCCGGACAATCTGGCCCTGCTGAATGCGTTCCCGCGCCGCGACCTGCAGACCAACACGATCGACTTCGCCTCCCTGGTGAAGCGGAACCGCACCGCGCGGTACCGCTCGTTCGATGGCCGGATCCACGTTTCCAAGCGCAACACAGGATCCGCCGCCAGCGTCAGCCTGATCCCCCTGTCGACATCCAGCAACATGGGAGAGTACGAGCGTCTCCAGCTCGAATTCGCCCGGACGCAGGGCACGAACACGGCCGCCCTGGCTGCCGCGATCTACGACGACGGGACGGAACTCACCCGTGAGATGCAGCGCAGGCTCGAGCAGGCCTGGGGTGACGTCCTTTCCGACGGCATCCTGACCGTGACGGAAATCGACGGCGGCTTCGAGGCCGACTTCGGCGTCCCCGGCGACCAGAAGGTCGCCCCGATGACGCTGTGGTCGAACACGGCCGACGCGACCGTTCTCAGCGACCTCATCGCCTGGAACGACGTGTACGTTGCAGCGAACGGCGGCCCGGCCGGTGCGATCCGCACCTCCCAGGCCGTCCTCCGGCTCGTGCAGCGCAACACGGAGATCGTCAACGCGATCTACGGGTCGGCGTCCGGTCGGACCCGGGTCAACCTGGAGGACCTCAACACGCTCCTCGCGTCTGAGGG